AGTTGTGTTACCAGAGAACGCAGTATTGGCTTCGTTATATAGAGCTTCATTAGTGCCGCCCTGTGTAACGTTACCTGTTGAAGTTGGAGCATACTGGCTACGCATTGCAAAGATTAGCCCAGTAGGACCAGTCATTGGCTGAACGCCGCAGATATCATATGCCATTAGGTTGGGTAGTGAACGACGAACTAGGCTGATTAGAATCGGATCAAAACCAGCAACTGGTGAGCTTGCAGCACTACCAAAGCCAGCTGACGGATTGCTACCACCAGTAACCATTGTTGTCTCGTGCAACATGCCAGCTTCTTCACGAAGTGCACGCTCTTGATTCTCGAGCACAACTGCAGTTACTGAACGCTTGTATGGGTCGGTGATAGCACCTAGATCTGGGTGATCTAGGACTGGCGCCCACTTATTTTGAATTGCTTCTGAAAGATACATTTAATTCTCCTAAAAAATTAGTTTGGTAGAGTTCTAGAGATTGCGCGAACATAACGATCCATTACAGAGTTAGACTCTGCAATTTGAACAGGCTCAACACTTTCTGTTAACGCGACTTGATTCGAAGCCTGTTTCACCTTTGACTGGTCAGATGAATTATTTGTGAAATAGCTCTCACGAATAATCTTGACCTTCTCAGCATATTCACCCTCTGTGGTGAACTCTACACCCTCTGCGAGTGTCTTTACTTTTTCAGCTTGAGTGGCGGTGAGACCCTCGCAAACTGATGATACGATTTCAGACTTAGCTGCTTCTGTAACTGCCTGGGCAAGCTCAATGTTGTCATTGATGGCTTCATTTAGCTTGTCGTTTAGGGCAGCAATTTCTGCAGCCATTTCTTCCATTACATCTACTTGTTCTTCTGGAACATTAATATTATGTTCAGCAAATAGATTCTTTAGACCTTCAATGAATTCTTCTGTAATTTCATTCTTTAGACCCGAGCTGATTGCAACTTCGTTGTCTTGTACCCACTGCTCAACCATATAGTTGAGGTAGGAATCAACCTGCTCTTCTAGCTCTTGCTTGATTACTTCTACTGATTGCTCAGCAGCTTCTAGAATGTCCTTTTCTAGTTCTTCAACAACTGTTACAGCGCGAGCAATAACTGCGCCTTCGAAGATTGTTGTAGCCTTTGTGCGGAACTCTTCTGATAGTTCTTCGCCGTTGAAGAGAGCGTTGATATCTTCCTGAACGCCCATTTGGCTCATCTTCTCTCTTACAAGAGCATACTTAGCCTCGCGGATTTCAGCAAGTTCTTCTTCTGAAAGCTCTTCCTGCTCTTCTGAATCATCTTCATCAGAAAAGTCTTCTACATCTTCGACGTCATCTGAATCGTCTTCAGCAAGAACATCTTCTTCATCAACATATTCTTCTTCAGCAATTGCCCTGCCATGAATGTTTGGAGACATTAATGGAGTTTCTGTATTGCCTTGAATATCTTCTGGGTTAGCTAGTGCCTTAACAGAATTTTGTGGCTGTGGAGAAAGCTTCTTCATGCCTTCCTGACCAATTGGTGCTGGCTTGCCTGGAGCAGCAGCTCTACCGACTAATGCGGCAGCTCTTGCGCCAATATCCATATTACCATTTGGATCCTGTAATGTTGAACCACCAAGGTCGACAAAATTTGCGCCTTGTAAATTCTTCATTGGTTCTGCTGGCGATGAGCTCTTTGATCTTGCTAGAACTTCAGCGGCAGCTTCTGCTAGTGTGCGAACTGTCATGAGTAAACTCCTATGATTGTATCTTATTTATAAAATTAAAGTTTTGAGAGAAAGCTCTCAAATTGACGTAGCTTAATTTCTTCCAACTGCTTTTGTTTTGCACGAACGATAACTTCTTTCATTGAAGCAATTTCTGCTTCTTTGATTAAACCATTATCCCATACCCACTCTTTGTTTTCCATAATACCATTAACAAAAGCACCTGGAGCTGAAGGATCAGCCACAATATCTGCCGCTGTGGCTAGATAAAAATCTGGTTGAACGTAATTAACACCATTCTTGTTTACAAGAGATCCCATGCCTCTTGATGAAACTCCAACAGAACCACCACCTTCAATAAGGCTCTTGGCAATCTTACCCATTGGCGTTTCTAAAATCTTTGCCTTACCAATCCAGACATTTCCTTCTTGTGTAAGGTTTGTAATTAAATGTGACACTCTATCTAGGTTGATAGATGGACCGTCTGGATGCCCCAATTCACCAAATGCGCGGTTTTTGTCAACATACTCTTCAGTATAGCGACCAACCTCACGTTTCATAATATGAGTTTCGTAAATTCTTCCGTTACGATTTTTTGTCTCAGCAACAAGGAATGGACCTTGAATGTAAAGGCTCTTTACACCATTACTTTCTTCGGTAAGATATTTTACTTCTTCTAATGTTTCTGTAATTAGCTTCATTATAGTTATCCTTTAACCCCATCCCTCTCTGCGCGCATTACTCTGTTTCCATCTTCTAAGTCTTTGCGCAGACTTTGTTTTTGCTCTACGAAATCCCATTCTACGATTAGGATTCTTCTTTGATCTTGCTCTAATTTCTTGAGCAGTCATTCTTCTTAATTGTGTACCAACTAGTTTGTAACCTTTAATTTTTTTGTTACGAACCCTTTTATTTCTTTGAACAACAATTTGCCCTTTAGGATTTCTGCGAATACGACGCGCAATGCGCATAACTCTAGCACCAGCTTTCTTTGGCGCTTTAGTATTCTCAGAAAGAAAAGCCTTAAATGTTTTCATTAGCCTGCAGCGCCACCAGCAGCAGAATATGCACTCATACCATTAGCAAAACCTGCAACCTTGGTGAAAGTTAGTACCATTGAATAAGAATCTAGAGGAACTAACCCCATCTGTCTCAATACAAGATTTCCGGTTGGACTGGCTGCAGTATTAAACACAGCGGCGCTTAATGTACCTGCTTGTGTTCTACCAATTGTATAGATTGGAGTATTAGCAGAAGCTCCTTCCCAAGCTAACTGAATATATCCATTAGCACTTACTGAAAACTCAGCCCCAGCTAAAGCGACTAAACATGTTTGTTGAGTGTTTGCGAAAGCAAGAGTTTTAGGATTTAGAAGAAGTGCATTCGTAGTAGTGACTGCAGCATCATAATATCCTGTGACTTTAATTGCTGTTTGAAATGCAGTATCAAATACAGTAACTACTTCTGGTGAATTTACAGCCATTTTCTATACCCTTTATTGATTAGCTGTTGTAAAATCAACAGCTGTTTTAAAATCTTGTGGATTACCGCTCACATATCTTGTAAACTTAACCCTGTTTGTAAAATGTAATTGCTTTGTCAAATTAACTAGTCTTGCTGCCACAGCTGGCTGCACTTGCGCAGTTGTACCATTTCCAAATTCAACATTGTCAGGTTGTCCAGTACGAACAATCTTTAATAACCTTTTCATAATAGTTTCATTGATGGTGTCAAGAGGCAATTCAATTTCCTCTTTCATAACAGCAAGTGGAACTTTTATATTACCAACCTTTCCAGGAAAATAAGGAACGCTAACATCAAGATTGAGCTTGCTGTTGCGATACAATGCAATTCTTTCGCCTGTTGGAAACATGCGAATTCCTATGCGTCGTAAGACAACAACAGGTGGAGGGTCTGGCAGCTTGACGTACTCAGCCTCGAGCAGCGTTCCTCTGATTTCCTTAAAAGATTTCATTTATTCCGATACGACCAACTTAGCTTCGCGACCTGTAGCCTTGTGCCAAGATTTACCATCTTTTAACGCAGCTTCTGGAGAAGGGTGCTTTTGTGTTGACTTCTTACCATTATGCATGTGAAGAGTTACATTAGATCCATGAACATGAACCTTAGCAATATGGTCTACCATACCCTCATCAAGCTCGACTTCTTCCTTAACTCCACCGTCATACTTTTCTTTCTTTCTTAGATGCTTTGCTCTGTCTGCCTTTTTCTTGGCAAGGCGAGCATTATTCTTAGCAACGATGTCAGCAATAGCAGCGCCAGTTGCGCGACCACCGCGAGTCATCTCAATCTTTTCTTCAGCAATTGCTGGATCTTCGAACATTGTCGCAGCAATTTCAACTTTCTTAGCATCTAGTGCATCAGAAACTTTTTGGGAAAGAACTTCCTGGAAAAGATCCTGGAAATCGAGAGCATTTTTGTCTAGTGCTAGGTCAGTAAATCTGTTCATTATTGATTACCTTTAATAAGTTGGGCAACTTTTTTATTTATATCATCTGGTTGTTTAGGTCCACCAGATGATGGTGTATTTGCTGATGTATCATCAGGATTATCTTCTTGAGGTTGATCACCTTGCTGCTGTTGCATTTCAGCTTGCTTCTCAGCCTCTTCTTCTGCTTCTTTCTCTATCTGTTCTTGCATAATCTGAACTTCTTCTTCATTCAACTGAAGAACATTTTGTAATACCCACTGCTTGGAGAAGTACTGTCCGATATATGGTTGAATCACATTTAGAGTGTTAACTCTATTTTGAATTAGTTCAGCTTCCTTCAACTCAACAAAGTTATTGTCTTTGATGAAGTCATAATGAATGTATTGCTTAAATTGCTGCCACTCATCAAGAGTGCAAATACCCTTTAGTGCTAGTTGACGAGACATTAGCTCATCAAACATAACAGAAAAACGAGCACGCAACTTGTCGATGAACTTGTCAAACTTTAATTCATCTCTTGTAATTTCATTCGAACGACCAAGGCTAAATCCTTGTTGTTGCTCGAGTCTTGACACAGGCACATTTAATGCCTTGTAAAGCTTTTGTTCAAAGTATTTTACATCATCCATCTGACCAAGATTTTGTCCAGCAGGAAGCGTAGTAATTTCAGTAGACTTACCTTCACCACGTCGAGGCATCCAGAAATCTTCAAGCATAGAAAGTTGACGACGGTCATCACGAATTTCACCTGTTACTGAGTCATATGTTAATTTGTTACGGAACTTTGTCATTGTATCGCGAAGATACTGCTCTGCTTTTTGACGAGGCATATTGCCAACGTCAACATAGAACACACGACGTTCTGGTGCACGCGAAACACGATAGATTACAGTAGCGTCTTCAACGAATCTCAATTGATTCATTGGGCGAATTGCTTTATGAATGTAAGAAAGAACTGTAGACTTGGCTGGGTCAAATAGACCCGATGAAATATAAACAACAGAGTCATCTGTTAATTTAGTTCCACCAGCATAGCTGCCTAGAATTTGTGGTGACTGTACGTTATTGTTTACAACCTTTTCGTTGTAAAGATAGAACGTCTCAATCTTGTCTACCATCTCCATACCATTTTCTTTTTTCTTCTTGATATGGCGAATCTTACGAATACGTCTTGGGTCGACATAGATGAGCTGCATAATACCAGCTCTTGGATTGTCTGGATCGATAACTATATTGTAATATAGTCTACCATCAACATACCAACGACG